CCGCAAGCCGCCAGTAATTACCGAAGAATGCTGAACGTCGCCCCGGAGCCAGACGACGTCGTCACTGTGTGGGAAGCGCAGCCTGGCCCGCAGGCAGCTTTCGTCGGATGCCCGGTATTTGAAATCTTCTTCGGTGGGGCCAGGGGCGGAGGCAAGACAGACGCAGTGCTCGGCGAATGGGCGCTGCATGCAGATGAATACCAAATCGATGCAATAGGTTTAATGGTCCGACGCACCCGCATAGAGCTACTCGAAACATACGAGCGCGCGCGGCTGATCTATACAAAACTCGGTGCCTCGTTCACTGCCAACCCGATGCGAGTTGTCATGCCCAACGGGGCGCGGTTGACGTTCGCATACCTCGAGCGCGACGCAGACGCCGAGCAGTATCAAGGCGCGTCATACACTCGTGTATACATCGAGGAAGCTGGCAATTTCCCATCGCCGGTTCCAATCATGAAGCTGATGGCGACGCTGCGCAGCGGTGCTGGTGTGCCAACCGGCATCCGTCTCACCGGCAACCCGGGCGGCCCTGGGCATCAATGGGTGCGCGCACGCTACATCGATCCTGCGCCACTTGGCTGGCGCATCATCAAGAGCCCGCAGGGTTTGGAGCGTATCTACATACCAAGCCGGGTTGGTGATAACCGGTACCTCGGTCCCGACTACGTGCAGCGGCTGCGGGCGTCAGGCTCGCCCGAGTTGGTGCGCGCCTGGCTCGAGGGCGATTGGACAGTTGTATCCGGAAGTTTTTTCCCCGAGTTCAACCTCGACCGGCACGTTATTGCTCCACGCTCATTACCCGTTCACTGGCCACGATTCAGGTCGTTCGACTGGGGATCAGCGCGACCTTTCGCCTGCCACTGGTGGGCAGTGTCCGATGGCAGCATCGCCAGCATCGCCCGCGGCGCGCTGGTCAACTACCGCGAGTGGTACGGCATGAAGCCGAACGAGCCCAACGTCGGGCTGCGCATGACGGCCGAGGCCATTGCCGCCGGCATCAAAGCACGTGAGGCCGACGACCCGCAGCCAGTCACCGGTGTGGCTGATCCCGCCATGTTTGCGGAGGACGGCGGTCCGAGCATCGCGCACCGCATGATGGGCGGCGGCGTCATCTTCCGGCCGGCGGACAACAAGCGCGTCGCAGGCCGTGGCGCTATGGGCGGCTGGGATCAGGTGCGCGCACGCCTCGATGGCGACGCCGACGGCCAGCCGATGATCCTGCTGTTCAGCACCTCCCGCGATCTGATCCGCACACTGCCGGCGCTGCAGCACGACGATGCGCGGCCGGAGGACGTGGACAGCGACATGGAGGACCACGCGCCGGACTCGTGTAGATACGCCTGTATGTCGCGTCCGTTCGTGCGTGATCTGGCGCCGAAACCGGCGGGGGACTCGTGGAGTTCGTGGGATGCGGCGTTCGAGCGGGCGCGCTCTAGCGACGGTTACTCATCGTGGCGCACGGCGTAATGGGACCGTCAGCAAAAGCAGTGAGCAAGGCGTCGTTGTGGCCAAGCGCACATTCCCAGTTCCGTGGCGCAACGAATGTTGTCCAGAAATCGCAGGCTGCGGAAAATGGACAATCTTCCGTTCGAGCGCGCAGCCGGCCCCAGAGCCACCACTGCGAAGATTGGTTATAGGAGACCCCCAGTTCAGCGAGCGGCTTGGCTACCCCTGCCGTCGTGTTAGGGGTAGCGCCCCCTACCGCGACGGGAGGGGGTTCTGAACCCCGGCTGGCGGTTCATCGCTCTGTCCCATTTCCGCACTGTTCGTTTTTGGGACAGCACTGACGGTGCCGATTGATCAACGCGCTTCAGTTGGGCTTCGGCGCAGCTCCAGACTCGTCTGGCGTCCCAGCTGCCCGGGTAGCCAGCAGCAGCGCGCCTTCGAGAGCTGCCTTCAGTGAGTGCGCCGCGGGAATGTTCATCCGGAGGTGCGCGACAATAACGCGGTCGTTGGCCACCCCGCCAAAGGGCATGGGCACGTCGCGTGATGCCTCCAGCGTAACGCGGATCATGCCGTTCAGGTGCCCAATCGCGGAGGCCTGCTCGAAGTAGAGGAACGGGGCGTGCGCACTGGCAAGTGCAGAGATGCCGCCTTCGAGGCTCGGTATTGTCTCGACGACGACTTGCGGCTTCGTGCGGGACTCGTCGGTCATGGCATCCTCCTGTTTCGCGTCCTATTAGCGCAACGGCACGGACACGGAATATCTGCGATTTCTGCTGTGCGACACTGTGCGAAAGGCGTCATAGTCCGCGGCGCCACAGGGGAGGCCGTCATGGCCCGCACACCACCGCCCGCTAGTTCCAGCACCACCACGCGGATCGCGCCTCGGCCGAACACTGCAATCGGACATTCCGCGATGGCTCGCGACCACGCCAAGGCCGCCGCTGCACACGCCTCCAAGGCTGAGCAACTGAGCCGCGATGCGCGACGCACCATGCCGAAGAGCGCGCGGTAGCCACACACGGAGGCGGACGGGCCTGCGGTGGCCGAGGAACATACCCTGCATTTAGGAGAACTGAGGTGCCCTTCTCTGTCGCTGCGATCGGAGCTGGTGTGTCTGCTGTCGCAGGCATTGCCGGCGGCATCATGCAGAAGAACGCCGTCGACAAAGGGGCGTCGCAGGCCAGGGATGCGCTCAATCAGGGCGTCACGACTGCCACCAACCAGCTATCGCCATGGGCCACCTCGGGGCAGCCGGCGAACGCCGATCAGGCCGATCTGCTGGGACTGAACGGGCAGCCTGCGGCTGACGCAGCGATGGCGAAGTTCCAGAGTTCGCCTGGATATACCTGGCAGCTCGGCGAGGGATTACGTGCGGTGGACGCCGGTGCTGCGGCAAACGGGCTGCTGCGCTCGGGCGCGGCGCTGAAGGCGGAGCAGACGTTCGGCAGCGGGTTGGCGGCGACCGATTTCGGCAACTACTGGAACCGACTACAGCAGCTCAGCGGGAGCGGCCTGACGGCGGCCGGCGGCATTGCCAACGCGGCGACCGGAGGTGCTGCGAACATCGCGAACGTCGATACCGGCCAGGCGAGTATGGACGCTAGTATCTACGGCAATATGGCGAAGGGCGTCAGCACGGGCGCCAACCAACTGATGAGCAACACGGCGTTTCAGAATGCCATCGGGGGCGGTGGCGGTAGCGGTGCTCCGCAAATGACCGGCTTCGCGCCTAGCCTGCAGGTAGGCCAGGAATACACTGGCGGCTTTGTCGCGCAGCCGCCGCGAACACAGGGCTACTGATCCAATGTCCGGATTTTTCTCTGCCAACGTCACCTCCCCGTTCCCTGATCAGAACGCGCTATTCGATGCCGCCAAAGTGGCGAACGCGGGGCAGGCGTATCAGAGCAACCAGTTGCACCTGCAGGGCCAGCAGATGGATCTGACCGCGGCTGACCACGAGCAAGTGGCGCGGCTGTCGGCGGCGTTGCTGAACGAACCGGACCTGGGCAAGCGGGCAGATCTGTATTCGCGCGGGGTGGGGATGCTGCAGTCGCAGAACCTTGCCAAGTACGCGCCACCGACGCTGCCCGACGAGAGCACGCTGCGGATGCTGGCGGCGCAGGGCGTGTCGAGCGAGAAGCAGTACGAGTATGGCGCTGGCCGCTCGGCGGCACAGGGCGCGCTCGGGGCGCTGGGCATCGGTAGCACCGGGACGGGGACTGGCACGACAGGGGCGGCGCCGGCTGGCAGCGTGGCGACAGCACCATCAGGAACGATCGAACCGGCCGCCTTCAACAACGCCACCGCCGTCCGCGACGGGTTAATCAAGCGCGGCATGGACCCAGACACGGCAACGGGAGCGGCAGCCAATGCGTTGCACGAAAGCGTTGCCAATCCTCGCACCGGACGGGGCGACAAGGGCAATGCCGCCGGCATCTTCATGTGGACGGGGCCGCGCCTCCAGGCATACATCGACAAGACCGGCCATCCGCCTGACGGCGCTCCTCTCGATGAGCAACTCGACTTCCTGATGTCGGAGTGGAACGGCTCTGAGGCTGATGCTGCCGCGAAGGTCGCGGAGGCGAAGGGGCCGGCCGCCAAAGCGGCTGCGTTCTCGCAGTATTTCCTGCGGCCGAAGGACACACAGGGGGAGATGCAGCGGCGCTCGGCCACCGCGCTGCAACTGCAACAACAGATCGGCGGGGGCGCCACGACTGCCAGCACAGCGCCAACGGGAGGCGTTGCTGCGCGCACAGGCGGGACCGACACGGCCGGACCTGGTGCAGGCCCGGTAGCGCCACCAGGGCCCACAGCGACGCCTGGCGGCGATCTGATGGGGCCTCGGGCGCTGCCCAGCATAGGCCCTGGATCGCCCGTCGTGACGCCGCAGTCACTGGCCAACACGCCAGTCCCACAGAACGGGCTTGCCCCGCCACCATCCGCCCAGGCCCCAACTCCCGCACAGCCAGGCCAGCCAGCACAGCCACAGGCGGCGCCGACACCAGCGCCAGCGCCTGTAGCGCCCCAGGTGCCGCTGGAGCCGTTGCTGGACCTGAAGCCGTCTGGCCTGACGGCGCAGCAGGAGGCGGCGGCCAAGAACGACCTAAGCCGGCAGGGACTAACGCCGGCCGCAGTGACGGCGATCACCGCGCACTACCAGCAACTCGCGGCCAGCAACGTGACGGCGAACCAGTCTATCCGGTCAGCGAACAGGCAGGCGCAGAACGACGCGCAGGCGCAGCAAGAAAAGGCGCTTGCCGATACGCGGGCGGCGGAAACGCAGCGGTTGGCGCAGATTACCAGCCAGAGGGAGCAGGAGGCGGCTCAGCGCGATACTGAGCGGCTGGCATTGCAGAAGAAGCAGGCCGAACAGGGGTCCACTCAGAACAGCCGGGACGACTACACCCTTCGCACCGAAGACCCTTCAAGCCAGCAATACGCGGACGCCTACGTCAGGCAAAAGTGGACGATCGCGCCGAATGGCAACGTCATCGAGACTGACATATCGCGGTATCCTGCGCCAAACCGCAACATACAACGGCCCACCTTCCTGCCGGCGCCGACACCGCAGGGGCTGGACGAGGTTCGCAAGGCGGATACCGATGCCAAGGTCATTACCTCTGCCATCGATCATTACACCGATGTCTTCGAAGCCACCGGTGGCGGTGGCTGGGATGCTTATTTCGCCAACCCGACCGACCCGAAGACACAGCAACTGCTTGGCGCATTTGATCGGATGAAAACCGTCCTGCGGAGTCCGCAGTATTACAATACCGGGGTACTGCAGCCTGCCGAGATCAAGCTGATGGGCGAGGATCTGGTGTCTCCGCAGTCGCTGCGCGGGGTATTTGCCACCCCGCAAGCGCTCGCAACCAGGCTGGGAGAAATCAAGCTTGCCGTTTTGACTCGGCAGGATGCGGAACTGCGTTCTGTCGGCAAGGATGGGGTGATTGTTCGTGACAAGGCAGACTATGCCAAAGTCCCCGATGGGGGGAGGTATTATGACGAGGAAGGCCATCTGAAAATTAAGTCGGGGAAGCAATAATGTCCGAGGATAAGCCATGGTTAGATGATCCGGTTGTTCGACCTCTCGTTCCGACCGATCTACCGAAGGCATCGGATGAGAAGCAGACAGGGACAACTGCGCGCGGCGGCATGGTCCGAAACACAGCCGCTGGGGTTCTGGAAGGTGACGCGGCGGCTCTTAACACCCTGTCCGATCCGTTCGGCAACATCATCGGCAAGCCGGTCGAGACTGCCGCCATGTTCCTGCACGACGCGCTGGCACCAGTGTTCGGCTATGATCGATTTTCCGAAGAGGATCGCAAGACTCTGTCCGGCGATCCCGTGCCGCAACCTGGCACGCGCATTATCTCCGCTCTACCGGGCGCCAATCCGGCTGACGTGCCGGCCAACACGACGGCTGAACAAATCGCGCGCAAGACTGCTGCTGCTACCACTGCCGCCGGCACGCTAGGTGCTGGCGTCGGTCCAGCGCTGGTTGGCGCGGGTGGCGCGGTGACGGGGGATGTGGCGAGCCGGTTCGTGCCAGACTGGGCAAAGGACGCGACCGAATTGGCTGGTAATGTGGTGGGCGGCAAGGTGGCAACTAATGTTGTCTCGCCTGGCCGTACGGTCACGACGCCAGCGCGGCAGCGGTTGGTTGAAGCGCTGGATACCGAGGGCGTCCCACTGTCGGCTGGCGAACGGACCGGCAGCAAGCCGCTGATAAAAACCGAACAGATGCTTGGCCAGACGCCAGGCTCTGCGGGTGGGATTGCGGAGGACGTGGCAACACAGCAGCGCGCGGTAAACAAGGCAGTAGCGAGCAAGGCTGGGCTTGATTCCGAAACGCTCGACCCGACAGTGCTCAACAAGCACATGGACGGCCTGGGTACGCAGATCGACACACTTGTATCAAACAACAACATGCCGATCGACGCGCCCTTCGCGCAGACGCTGGGCCAGATCAAGGCATCGCTGCAAAATATGAAGACGGATGCGGCGCAGGAAATCCAGGCGAGGCTTGGCCAGCTAAACCGCATGATAACCGTTGACGCCAACGGAAACCCTATCGTCCCGGGCCGCGCTTTCCAAAGTCTCATCAGTGACCTGAACGACGCTATACGGGGTGCGAGTGGAACGACCCAGACCACGCTGCTGCAGTTTAAGGACACCCTGCGCCAGCAGATGGAATCGGGTATGTCGCCGGACGACCAGACGCAGTACCGGCAACTGAACCGGCACTATGCAAATGGCAAGGTTATTCAGGACGCGATGGGGGCGGCGGGAACGAAGCCGGCAGAGGGCGACATCTCGCTGCCTCAGTTACGCGTCGCCATCAACCATTCACTTGGCAAGGACGCCTACGCGAAAGGCTATGGCGATCTGAACGACATGGCACGGGCAGGCCAGAGCGTGTTGCGCAAGCCCCCGGACAGCGGCTCACCACAAGGAATGCTGATCAATGCCCTGATGAAGGGAGTACCACTCGCCCTTGGCGGCGCTGGGGGGTATCTGGGAGGGGTGGAGGGCTTTGCGGCTGGATTGGCCACGCCATGGGCGATCGGCACAGCGATGCGTGCGCGTATTCCCGGCACGAATTACAGCCCAGGTCAGGCTTATCTGACGAACCAGCTTACGCGAAATGTCGATCCGAAAATTGTCGCGGCGATCACGCAGGCGGCGAACGAGGAAGACCGGCGCAATCAGATGATGCCTACCATCACTGTCAGGCCGCAGCCTCAGTGAGGCAGGAACGGCGCCAGGATCAACGTGACTGCAAGGATGGCGCCAAGGGCCAGGAGCAAATCCCGCAAGCCACCCTCCGCAAGGAAAGCACGATAGCTTGGGACGACAAATGGTGGCAGGTGAAACAGCTCCTTGAGGCATGACTTCAGGAACAGCAGGGAGCCTACCACCACCAGAGCGAGCAGGACGCCTGCACAGGCTTCGTAAAGTATCTTAGCCATCGTCAT